ATATACCATTTGTGGTCTTTTCTGGTTATCCAGAACCGCACTTCTGGAGAGGAAACTCAGTAACAGACCTGACAATGGATGTCCAGTTGGTGAAGTCCAGCATCCTCCGTTCAATGTTGGACGGGTTAGCAAAGTCGATACATCCAGATACAGCAATTATTGAAGGACAGGTTAATATTGACGATGCTCTTTCTAATAAGGTTGGAAAACTTATAAGAACGAGGTCAGTAGGTGCAATTCAAGAGTTGAACAAGTCCTTCAATGGTAAGGAAGCATTTCCAATGCTCGATTACATGGATCGGATGAAGGAAGACCGCACTGGAATGAGTAAAGCATCTATGGGTCTTGATCCAGATGCACTCCAAAGCACTGAAAAAAGCGCAGTTTCCGCTACTATGGCGAGCGCACAAGCACAGATAGAGTTATTGTGCAGAGTCTTTGCTGAGAATGGTATGAAACCATTATTTAAGAAGATCCTGAAGCTCTTGCACAACCATCAAGAGAAAGCTCGCATGGTTCGCTTGCGTAACACTTGGATACCGATTGATCCTAGATCATGGGACATTGGAATGGATGTTTCGGTAAACGTAGCACTAGGAATGGGGACTACTCAGGAACGTATGCAGATGCTCTCTGGATTAGCAGTAAAACAGGAAAAGATTCTTCAGGAGCAAGGTTCAACGAATCCTTTTGTTACAAATGAGCAGTATCATCATACACTTACAAAGATGACAGAGTTAAGCGGATTTAAAGACACGCAATCCTTCTGGAGTAATCCGAAAGATTTTCAACCTCCACCTCCTGCGCCAGAAGAACCTACAGCAGATGAAATATTTGCAACTGCACAAGCAGATAAGGTTCGTGCAGACATTGAGTTAGATAAGCAGAAGTTCGGTCTTGACCAAGAGAAGATGATCCGTGATGATGACCTCCAGAGAGACAAACTGGACTCTGACGTAGGTATGAAGCAGAAGGAGATGGAAAACAAGTATAAGACCACGATTGACATGACCGAGATTAAAGGAAACATGGAGAAAGATCGTGAGAAGATTCGTGCAGAAGCACAGCAGAGGATACAGGAACAGCAGATTGCACAGCAACAGATGCAACAGATGCAGTTACCTCAAGATTTGTCTCCTACAAACATGGAACAAGTTCCAGAAGAAGGAATGACTAATTAAATGTCTAAGAGAAGAAAGAGTGCGACTCCTAAAACAATAGAGGAGAGAGTCGCACAAGCGAATGAAGCGGAAACGCTTCTACAGTCTCCAGTATTCGCAGAAGCGTGTGACTTACTGGAGGAAAAATACATAAACCAATGGATGAACTCTGCATGGGAGAATGAGGAAGTGCGTGACCGATGTTATCGGTTCCTGTACGTTCTCACCGATGTTAAGCGTGAGTTAGAATCCATAATTAATAGCGGAAAGATCGCTAAACAATTAATTTAGTTTTTGAGGAGATCACTCATTCCTTTTAGGAACAAGAGTGATGTCCTGAGAAACTAGAAAGCTAACATGGCAGAACAAGAAATTATCGAGGGCAATAGTCTGGTTATAGGGTCTGCACTCGATGATGCAACAACAGCATGGGGAAACGAACTGGCCTCCGAAAATGGTGAAGAATCATTAGAAGAAGAAACCGAAACTACCCCCGATGAGTCGGAAGAATTAGAGTTAGATTCAGAAGACTCAGAAGATGTGCAGGATGAAGAAGTAGACGAAGATTCGGAAGAAGTAGAATCAAACGTACAGATGTTTAAGGTGCGTTCTGATGGCGAAGACTTAGATGTTTCGCTGGACGAGTTAATCTCTGGATACTCTCGCCAATCCTCATTTACTAAGAAATCTCAGTCACTTGCAGAAGATCGCAAGTCGTTTGAGTCTGAAATTGCAGAAGCAAGACAACTTCGATCACAAGCTATTGAAGCACTTGAATCCGCAAAAACTGCACAGCCTCAACAAGCTCAAAAAGATTCTCAATACTGGCAAGATTTAAAAGACGCTGATCCAATGCAATTTATGCTCGAAAGAGATGAAATGCGTGAAGCTCAGATGCAGGATCAAATGCGTGAACAACAGATTAGTCAGTTGAAAGCGCAGGAGAATGCAGAGCAACAAGCAAACTTGGAAAAATACATTGCATCACAGAGGGATAACTTAGATGTTTTGATTCCTGAGTGGTCTGATGAAAAAGTCGCAAAATCTGAGAGAAAAGCAATCGTAGAGTACGGAAAAAACATAGGCTTCACTGACACAGAATTAAATGAAGCGTATGACTCCAGAGCAGTCGCAACTATGCGAAAAGCAATGCTTTATGATCGTTTAACTCAGAAAAGAGGGACTTTGAAACCAAGTCATCGTTCAAGTATGAAAGCAGGTTCACAGTCAATAAATCCCAGTAGTACGAAATCTCGGAAAGCATCGGCTAGATTAAAAAAATCGGGAAGTGTGGATGACGCACAAGCGGTTTTTTATAACATGATTCGTTCATAATTTTTAAAAAAGGAAAAACATAATGGCTCTCGTAGCAAACACATATGAGACATATCAGGCTGTTGGACGCAGGGAAGATTTAAGCAATACAATTTATAATATTGCCCCTTCTGACACTCCTTTTATGTCCATGATAGGAAAAGCTAAAGCAACAAACACTTTAGCAGAATGGCAGACGGATTCGCTCGACGCGGCTGCCGCCAATGCACAGAAAGAAGGAGATGATTTTGCTTTCGATGCAGTTACTCCAACTGCACGTTTAGGGAACTACACTCAAATCTCTCGTAAGACAGTAATCGTTTCTGGTTCACAGCAAGCAGGTAAGAACGCAGGTCGTGACTCAGAGATGGCATATCAGCTTGCCAAGAGTTCAAAAGCTCTAAAGAAAGACATGGAGTTAGCTTTAACAGGTAAAGTAGCAAAGTCTGCTGGTGCTTCCGACACTGCTCGCACACTTGGTGGTATGGAAACATGGATTGCGACCAATGTAAGTCGTGGTACTGGTGATCCAGTTGGTTCTGGTGCAGGTAATGGAGCCGCTCCTGTTGACGCTGGCACTAAGCGAGCTTTAACAGAAGCACTCTTAAAGACTGTGATTCAGTCCTGTTATTCTTCAGGTGGCGATCCAAGCGTAGTAATGGTTGGCCCTGTGAATAAGGGAAAAATCTCGGCCTTCGATGGTCGTACTACTGCAAGACAGATGATTGCGAAAGACGCAATTCAAGGTGCGGCTCATCTCTATTCTTCTGACTTTGGGGAATTAAAAATAATTCCTTCTAGACTCAGTAGAGAGCAATCTTGTTTCGTTCTTGATCCTGAGTATTGGAAAGTCGCTTATTACAGAGACTTCAAGCAGGAAGAAGTAGCAAAAACAGGTGACGCAATCAAACGTGCGCTTTTAGTTGAGTACACTTTGATCGCAGCCAATGAAAAGGCATCTGGAATTGTTGCGGATTGTACGATCACATAAATCATGCAATCACCGTCTAAAAAACGGTTGTTAAGTCAGTCGGAGGGGAAGAAAGAAATCTTCTCCTTCGACCAACACGATAATACCGTTACGATAGAACATCAAGAGGATGTTGAACCTCTTATTAAAGTTGCAAAAGATATGTCTGAACTCCAACCATCAAAGGATTTACGACATACAGCAGTTATTCCGCAATTTGTCCTTGACAAGAGTTTACGTGAAAAATGGACAAAAAAGGATTGGAAGAAATGGGCGAATGACAGTCACAACGCCATGTTCCGTACATGGAAGGGAAGACTCTAAATGGCACTGAGTAACTATACAGAATTACAAGCATCTATTGCAGATTTTTTAAATAGATCAGATTTAACATCTGTGATACCTGACTTCATAACGATGTGTGAAGCAGAGTTTAACCGGACTCTTAGAATCCGTGATATGGTAAAAAGGAGTCGTGCTCCAATTACTTCACAGTATGTAAAATTACCACCGGACTTTATGGGGATGAAAAATATTGATCTTTTGACTGATCCAATGATTCCCTTGACTTATAAAAATCTTAGTGAACTAGATGCAGTTCGGAGTCGAGATTCAACTGGAAAACCACTCTATTATTCTATTGTTCAGGATAATATCGA